CCGGGACCGGTCTCGTAGGACACCGATTCATCGTGATCATCGATCGATTCGGAGCGGGACTGTATCCCTGCCGAAGTAAGAGACCCCGAAAATTCCAGTTCGGCAAGCATCTGAGCTGCAACTACGAGACAGTGCTCGCGGATGTCATCGGGGACCGTCGTGAATCCGTAGGTGAACGTGACAGCCACCGTTGCAAACCGTCGAGCCGAACGAACAGGAGAATCGACGAACAAGCATCCATCTACGAGATCCCACCGAGACGGGTCAATCGCAACACCGTTGACATCCACAGACGCGACCGAGACGACGGGACGCTGGGGCAGATGGATCCACTGCTCCCCGCATGCGACCTTGTCGTCGAATGTGGCTGTGACCGGTGGGTATATGTGCGCCCCGATTTCGGACCGCAGAAACGTCGTGGCAGCCTCCAGGACTGCTTCGGCATGGATCTGGTCAGGGGTGGTACCCAGTAGGGCAGCGAGTTCGGCGAAAGTGGCAAATGCCATCTGGTCCCCTTTCTTGCGGCTCTACTGGGCTGGTCAGGTACGGGTGCGTGGCTTGGCCACGTCGGACGCCTTGCCCTTCGCGAGGGCGTTGCGGTCCAGTCGCTTGGTGAGGGCGGACTTGGTCGGGTGGACCACCGGCTTGCCTGCCTTGTTCTTGGTGTCCTTGGGGATGGTGAACCCGACGGTGTTGCCGGTCCGTTCGTTGTGGACGTACATGGTTCCGGTGTCGTTGTCGGCCATTGGCTTTATCCTTGTAGAAGTGCCCCGCCCGGAGGTCCGGGCGGGGCTGGGTATTACACGGTGACGTCGGCGTCTATCGCGGCCAGCGCCTCGGGGCGGACCACGTCTGCGCCGTACACGTGCAGGCCCTTGATGGCGTCGGAGAACGAGTCGTCCGGACGGTACGCCTCGATCTTTGTGAGCTGGTCGGCCCACGTGGTCGCGGCGCCGTGGCCTGCGATCACGTAGTTGGACACCGCGGGGGGGGTGGCTGCGGTGCCTGCGGGGAGGGTGTTGGACACCAGCACCGCGAACCCGAGGGCGGACCCGACCTCACCGTTCTGGATGGGCCGGCTGGACCCGTACGCGGACGCGTCGAGGAACCGGTCGGAGTCCAACAGGAGGCTGTAGAACTCGGGAGAAACGGCAACCCACCGGTTCATCAGGGGGACGGAGTTCTTGTCGAGCGCGAGCTTGAGTTCGCGCAGGACAGCGAACGCTTCAGCGGCGGTGCCGACGGCACCGGCCGTAAGCGTGGTGCCTGCACCCGCAACCATGACCGTGGTCAGGTAGGTGTCAGCGACCAGCGACGTGGCCTGAGCAGCCTCCGACGCGGCATCGTTGAGGAGGTTCCCGGCAGCCTGACGGGCGTCCACGTCGTCAACCTCGAACGCGAAGTACTTGTTCTGGTCGATGAGCAGGGTCTGGTCGGTGGTGGCCAGCGTCTCAGGGTCGATCACGGTCACGTTGGGCACGTAGTCGGACACGGTCGGGCGACCGAGGCTGTTGATGTGGACGGTGTCGCCGGACTGCGCGACATCACCCTCATAGTTGCGGTTGATGACTCCGGGCTGGCCGAGGACCGTCCACTCGCGGAATGCGAGCAACAGGTCGGCGTGCCAGATTTCTGGGATGAAGCTGGTGACTGCCATTAGGCGTCTCCTTCAGGTTTGGTTAGGGCTTGATCCCGAGCAGATCGTCGAGTTGGCCGTCATTCTTGGCCTCTGCGATCTTTTCGGGACTCATGCCGGCCAGGTCGGCCCGCGTGAGTTGCGACGCCTTGGACCCGTTGCGGGCGCCGGCGTCGGCTGAACCCTTGAACCTGCGCTCGTCTTGCACGGCGAGATAGGGCTTGGCTTCTACTAGATCGGTGAGTGCATCATTGACCTGTTGCAGGTCAACTTCCCCGTCGTCGCCGACCTCGATCGTCGACAGGTCGAGATGCACGAATGCGTCTGACGGGTCCTGCAACACGCCCTTGGCTGCTGCGCGTACTTCTGCCTTGCGGATTCGGTCGTTGGCCTTGGCCAGCGCCTCATCCTGGACCTTCTTGGCCTCCTGCGCGGCCTCAAACTCGGCCTCGCGGCCCTCAAACTTTGCCACGGACGCTTCCAGGTCAGCGATCTTGTCCGCATGCGCCTTGGATGCTTGTTCGGCGGCGGCGGCCCGGTCCCGTTCGGCCTTCCACTGGGCCTTCATCGAATCCAATGCCTTCTTGCCCGGATCCCCAAGTGCCTCGGGGTCGCCCTCGATCGATGGGGCACCGTCGTCTTTGCCCGGCTCGCCGGTTGGGGGAGGTTCGTTGCTGGATCCGCCTGCTGGGATCGGGTAGGTCTTCCCGGTTTCAGGGTCGATGACGGTTCTGATCACGTGACGCATTGCGCGCCTCCATTTGTGTTAGGTGAGACGCGTTGCGCGCCTAGATGTAGCCGTGGACACCCAGAAGCCGGATGGCGTCCGTGCGGTCCTTGGCGTCGAGGTAGATCTGTTCTGGCATCAGCCGGATTGTGGTGGCCTGCCGATACCGACTGCCCTGTTGGCTGACTTCGCCGGTGGCGGCGGCCCTCCGACCGAACGTGGCCCGAACCGTGGTGCCTTCTGTGGTGGACAGCACCTTGCGGCCATATGCGGTGGTGGTCTTCATGCCTCGGCGGGCGTTGACGACCTGCCCAAGATCGCCGCCGTCACGGATCGCCTGCGCTCCGGACTGCCCGAACGTGGCGTCCTGCTGTTCGGGTGTCAGGCCCTCGAAGTACAGTTCGGGCTCGAAATCGGTCGCATTGCTCTGCGTCGTGGGGACGTGCACACAATCGCAGCCGGGGTGCCGGAGGAAGCCTTCGTTCCACCGGAACCACTTCCCCGCAAGCACCACACACCGGGCACAGTTCGTGGGGCCACGCAACTCGCGGCGATATCCGGCCACGCGGGTGTCGACGGTCTGGGCTACTGACGTGGCGACACGGCCAGCGTCGAACACCTGGGTCGCGGCCAACTTGCCGAGCCGACGTCGGCCCTGAGTGAACGCCTTGGCTTCGGGTTCGCCACGGTTGAGCATCTGGATCGTGGACGCCGCAGGAAGCCGCAGGAGCGTCGCCAATGGACGGCCATCGGACGCCACCCCAGCGAACGCGTCGGCACGCACGGTGGCGCTGGGTGCACCCTGCTCACCGATCTGGGCGGCGACGTACTCGGACGCTCGTGCTGCTGCGACCCGCTGTGACGTAGCAACGATCGTGGCGGCCTGCTGGCCGTTCCACGCAGCACCAAAATTGGATGTGCCTTCAAGTTGCCGCCACAGACGCGACAATTGCCCGACTGCGGTGGCGGCCGCGGCACGTTGGAGACGATGCCACTGTGCCGGTGTCACCCGGCCGCTCCGATGGCAGCCTCGATGTCAGCGAACACAGTGTCGGAGGCTTCCCGACGGCGAAGGTCCATGATCCGGTCGGCCTCCATGTCCGAATAGCCGTACTCCTCCAACACGGACCTGAACGGGAACCCCATCGTGACACGTTTTTGCATCGCGTCGGACAGTTGCGCTTCTGAACGGTTCTCCGGGTCGCGCCACTGCACCATCCCGGCTGCGACCCGTGCCGCCAGACGCTCACGATCCATCGCCAACGCGACCAGCCGGAACGTCTCACGAGCAGCCGGTCCGAAGAACGTCTGGGCCTCCTCAACCTTCTTCACCAAACCAGTCTCAGCGACCTTCAACGCTTCTGCATTGGCGTTCACCATCTTCCCCATCAGATAGTGCGGCGGGGTGCGGGTCTGGGCCGCAAGATGTTGCACGGCCTGTTCGATTACGCCGGTGAACACGTCCAGTTTGGCCGGGTCGAACTGGCCGATATTGGCGTCTGAGCCAGTGAGGACGAGGAACCTGTCCTCGGCCATCTTTTTCATGTCGACCGGGCGATCCCCAATCTTGTTGCCGTCGGCATCTAGGATCGGGATCGTTGGCGGTTCGGCCCCCATCAGGACCCGCTGCGGCCACGACGCGTGATCCGCCGACGTGAACAGGTACGCCCACATCAGGTTGATTGCGTCCTGCATCTGGGCCACCCCGCCGATCTCGGACATGGGTTCGCCGGCAAGCATCGGACGGTTGGGCCACTCGACAATCGGGACGACCCCGAGCGGGTTGGCTAGCGGCCACGTCTCGCCGTCGACCTCGCGCGGACCCCACTCGCCACGTCGATCGTGAGAGTTCGGGACGATGATCCCGATCGCGGTCCGTTCCTCCTTCACAGCCCGGTTACGGGAGTACTTGTAGACGGCGTCGGGCAGGTAGACGGTGGCGTGGTCCATGTCGCCGTCTCGCCACATCTTCACCGCAGCGGTCCGTTGGCGAGTTTCCGGGTCGTAGGCGACTGCCACCTCGGAGGCGTGTTCCCACGTGATCCGGGGGGGGGCGCCCCACACGAGCGTGAACGACCTGCGAGTGATCAGCGACGACACGAAACCCTGCGAAGAAATGGAGTCACCGTCAGACATCTGCCAGACCCGCCACAGATCCTTAGC